TCCTTGACGTCTCCCATCAGGTTCTTGATTTGAGTCATCTTGCCGATATCGGTAGCGGCCACCTCGCGGGCTATTCCTCCGTATGCGGTGGCAACCTTGTCCAGGATGATTGCCTGTGCATCATGAAGGCGGTTGGAGTTGACCAGTTCCTTGATTTTGTCTTTCTCGGACTGAGTGAAGAAAATATTTCGGTCTTTCAGCGATTCAAGCCCGCTAATTGGGTCAGCGAGAGCCTTAGCCATAACACGAGCGGCACTGGCACCGTCGGTACCCAAGGCTTCTGCCATATCCAGTGACAGTTCTATGACCTCTGGCAACTGGTCCTTGGTGAGCTTCTGGGTGGCAATGAGAATCTGTTGCATCGGCAGGATCGCTTCGTCTCCGAAGCGCGTGACCGATTGCAGGTTGGATGCCATACGTCCAAGCTCAGTGGCCGTCATTCCAATTTGGTTGCCTGTTGCCCTGAGTGTGCCCTGCAGGCGAAGCTCGGCTTGAGCCTGAATAGCGTAGAGATCAACATACTGCTTGGTCGCCGCATAAACTTTCTCGACGGCTCTGGTGACTGTGCCGATTGCGTTCGCCCATACACCGAGCCCGGCAACAAAGCCGGTTGAGGCAGGGAGTTTTCCGATGCCGGTGAGCTGTGACGATATGCGCCCGAGCGCCTGTTCGGCCTGCCCGGAGTTGCTCGTGACGTTGACTTTTAGATTTGCGCTCTTTCCCATATCATCCTCACATCATCATGTGTTCACATCATCTTCGGGTGGTAGTAGGCATCCAGCGGAGCCAGAGTGTCCACCACCTCAACCAGCACTCCTGGATTCAATCCCCACGGGCCGTATGGATAGCCCATCGTTTTCCACCGGTCAAAGAACCGGATGCAGCTCGCCAGGTACGTATCTTTGAAAAGATCTGGTATGTCATCCAGCCGGACTTCCAGACCGCATTTCAAGATTGTGGTCCTGTCCGGCTTGCCGTAGAGGCGCCTATACTCGGATGTGTAGCCCTCGCACATCACGCAGTACAGCGCCATCAACCGTTTTTTGTTTCAGTCCCAAGCATCCCGGCTTTTACAATTTCGTTTGCTACCTCAGACACAAGCGCATAGACTCCGGGAAGCTTCGGAAAATCAGCCGGTTTGAACGGCTCGCCCGCCTCATCGGTGAATGTCATGGACTCGACAAACTGTGTAAACATCTTGTTGTCGGGAGTTTTCTCGGCCAAGAATTTCTCGGTTTCCTCGGAGGTTGGGATCCTGAAGGTGACAGTGCTAGGCTCTTTTGCCTTATTGTTTCCCAAAGCCTTGGGGGTGATTGTCTTGGTTCTACTGATGGTCAATATCATAGCTTCTCCTTGTCGTTAGTGAAAAATGCCGGGGGAGACCCCCGGACTTATTAGCTCGGCAGGGTCGGGGTCAAAGCACCGGTTCCCTGGAAGTTCATCGAGAAGGTAACCTTATCCCCGTGAGCCGCTCCAATCTGGACGCTCGTGAGGATTGCGTTGCCAGCGAACTTGACGGTCGTACTGACACCGAACTCGATGGCAAGCGGAGCGCCGGTACCACCGGAGATTGCGGTGATAGCCGCCTTCTGTTGTGCGTCGGAGGGGTCAAGAGAACCGCTCGCACTCCCTGACCAATCGGTGGAAGTTGCGACAAACTCCTTTGCAGCAGTCCCAAGCTCGCTCGCCTCAGATGTCCCCTGATTGATCGTCAAACTCCAATTGTCGATATACCCCACTGCGGAGGCGCCGATGCTAAAAGAGCCGTCCTTTCCAGCCATAGTTGCCATATTCGCTCCTCTAGTCCTCTAGTTTCTCAAGGACTATCTTTTTCGTTTCGCCATCTCTGGTAGTCTCAACCACCGGAGCCATTTCCTCTCTGCAGACTGGGCAGAGGTGCTTTTCCGTTACCGGACCATATTCCTCACGCCCACACTTCGGGCATTCCCACGTCATAAGAACCCTCCTCTATCCATATCGATATCCAGCGTTGCGACTGCCAAAAAGACCGAGCCGATGTACCCTGTCTCAAGTGTATGGTTGTTGGAATCAAGGCACGCATCACCGAGGTGGCAATCAGCAAGCAGTGCATCCCAGAGAGCATCGGCATATGCCTGCCCCTGCTCAGCAATGCGCTCACTGCCTTTTAAGGCGATGCTGATTTCGACTGAGTACCGGGTTGTAAATGAGTCCAGCTGTGTACGGCTCTGCTCCATGAAAAGGATTGCCGGGAACTCGGTAGCACCGGAAGTCACATCCTTGTAACCCCTATGCCATGCCTTAATATCCTCGAGATACAACTCGGGATCCTTGGCATTGTGTTCGGCAACCATATCCTCCAGAGCACGTTTGAGGTATGCCTCAAGTTTGTCGTACAAATCAGCAGTATTCGTTTTCACAGCTTCTCCTCAATCGCCTTGGCAATCCTCACAGCCGGGTCCCTCGACTCCAAGAACCTCGCGAAGCCTGGCTTCATGAACTCTCTCGGAGTACCAATCCACCTGGCAAGGTAGTTTTGGTTTTTAGGCACTCCAATACCCGGTCGGATGTACCATGATTTCTCACTATCCACCCAGAACTGGCCCAGAGAGCGATAGGTAAGACCGGTACGCATATTCAGCGCCTGCCCACGCAGGTAGTTCATGCGGATGTAGTCAGCACCTTCATGGGCAAGGTCTCCGGTAGCAGTCTGCACCCAAGCAGAGAGATGCTTACTTGCACGCCTTACGCGTCCTATTGCATCACCGCCGACTTCAACCTTGATCATACCTACCTCGCCAAGTTGCGCCGGTATTCGCCGAGCAACTTCTGCACAGCCAACGGTGGCAGGCTCTGGTCGATTGATACGGTGCCACTGTCGGTAGTCCGACTCATGACACCGGCCAAATCGGCCTGCTGCATCGTAGCCAAATGCTGTACGGTCATCGCAACCGCATACAAGATGGATTCGGGCACGGACTCAAAGCCGGCATCGTAGACGACCTTCACCACATCCCTACCCTCAGGGACACGCTCGTACAGGACAAGCACACCCGTATCAAGGTCGATGCGATAGTCGGTCGTCGGCGTGGCATAGAGCCTGGCGCTATCTATATACACGCCGGTCACCTCGGCAACCGGCTGATGAGACAGGACCATGGCTTGGCTTGAGCCGTCGAAGAACTCAGTGAATGTAGACACCCCGAGATCACGTTGCAGATATACGGAGCAAGCACTGGTCGCCACAGCAATCAAGTTCCGATACTTGTCTTCCTGGGGCGGGTCAATCTTGAAGCCGTACAAATCTCTGAGCTCAGTCGTAGTCAGAATCGGAGTGCCCATATTCACGTATCTCCTTATGCCTCAGGGTCGGTGGTGCCCATCTTCAGGACCTTGAAGGCGTCGGTCAGCAGGACCTTTCCGTCAACCCGCTCGATGCCCACGATACCCTTCTGATCGGACAGCGCGAACAGCTCGTTGAGCACCTTGACGTCCATCTGCTTGCGGTCCACAAGCTGGTAGTAGCTCATGTTGGCAGCGATGATGACCCGGGCGCCTGCGTCGCCGATAGCAGCCATATCGGTGCTGGTGACAATCTTGAGTCCCTCAACCTCGGTAAGGTCGCTCTGGATGGGGAAGTAGTACTGGCCTACATCGTCCTTCATGAGCTTGATCTTGCTCTTGGTGGTAGGATGCATAATCAGCACAGCACCGGCCTTGTAGTCGCCAAGCAGGTCAATCAGCCCCTTCACTTCCTCGAGGGTAAGGGTTGACTTCGCGGCGGCAGAGGCATCAGTGGAAGTGTTGAGCTTGGTCAGGATTCCCTCGATATTGTTCGAGGTAGCACCTGCACCCTTGAGAATCTCAAGGTCTTCCTTCTTGGCGAATGCTCTAGCGATATTGTCGGTCAGCCAGCTCATGGCATCCACGGCAACGTCATCGAGGAACTCGTTGGAAACCTTGATCAAGGCGGCCAGCTTGTAGGCACTGAAGGTCACCAGGTTCAAGGACGGGGTGGACTCGACATCTCCGATATTACCGGCTTCATCCACATACGTGGCGGTTGCCTGGTCGCCATCGACGGCCACGGTATAGTTACCTGCAAAGCTCATCTTTCTGCAGAGCGGGCGGAACTTCCCAAACTGCTCGCGCTTCTTGATGATCTCGGAGGCAATCTCGGTGGGCACGATGCCAGTGTAGGTAGAACCTACCGCCAAAGCTTCCTTGATCTTTTTCAAGAAAGAGACGCTCGCTTCTGTGAATGTGCGAGTCCCTTCTGCGCCCTCCTCGATGGTCACAACAGCAGGAGTCTCGACCCCTTCCTTGTCTTCCTTGTCAAGGGAGTCCTCAAAATCGTGCAGGGTCTTGGTTGCCAGTTTCCATGCAGTCACATTGGCTTCAACCATATCGCCCATCATTTTCTCGAAAGCCTCTTTCTGCTTTCCTCGGAGTGCCTCGAGCTGAGTTTTCTGCTCTTCGTTCAGGTTTTTCTTAGGCATGTTCATTCTCCTCCCAGGATAATGTCCTGGATCGATTGATATAGTTTCCGCTGCGCTTCGACATCCGAGGACATTTCCTCGGCTTCCAAGGGAGGCACTCCACCCTCTTCCTGCGTCTCTTCGTCGCGGTCACTTTCTCGTTCAGCGGCCTCTTTCTTCTTGGCCCCATTACCACCGGCCGGAGTGGTAACAAAATCGAGGTAGCGCACCAGCTCATATGTGGCGGCGTTCACTACCCCATTCTGGTCAGTCTCACCGTAGCCCACGGAAGAGACTCCGATAGGCAAGCCGTGTTCGGCTATGACTTCAAGTTTCTTGGAGTACTCCTCATCGATTACAAACACGTCTACACAGAAGTATTCGCCACTGATGTGAGGATTCTTCGCGATCGCTTTCACTGGGGAATAGTCACCAAGGCGGTCACCGTCATGCCCGTCATAGGCGATGGTCGCGCGGTTCTCAGCAATCATGCGCTGAGCAAGCGGCTCGGTATACACACGACCATTGAGATTAACTACCCCAAGGTGCCAGACCTGAGCTTCCCAGGCGGAGACACTGCCCTTAGCCTCGGTAAGCCTCTCTTCAGGAAGGCGGGTGAAGGTAACCACTCCGCTCGGACTATCCTCAAACAACATCTTCTTCGGCATCTATTACCTCCCCGGTGCTATGCCGCACTCGCAATGCGTGTGAAACGGCGGGTGCTTATATGATTTTTGGATGATGCGGATATTCCCATATCCATCATCCACGTTAGCCCCTTTGTCCAGGACAGCCCCATTGACTTCGACAACTTTCCCGTCCAATTTCTTGCAGAACTCGCAGGCATCGGCATTGGCCACCACGTGCATCACCGTCACCCCGAGTTGGGAAAATAGAAACAGGTTAAAGGCGTTGCCAGCCCTATTGGTTTCCTCTCGGCTCTCGTCCTTGGGTAATGATGTAATCCAGTCCTGGGTAAGCTCATCCACACCGGTTACCAGCGCATCGCCTTCCAGGCCAGCCATGTTCCGGCTCACTTCGCCGGCTCGTGCAGTACCGTGCCGACCAGCCATGCTCACCGCATATTTGGCGGCATAGGCAAGGCGTTGATCATCGGCAACGTCGGTGCCTGTTTTTACCTGCTTCTGCACAATCGGGAAAAGGCGGTCCAGTATGGCCTTAAAAATAGGCACATACTTCTGGCCGTATTCGGTTGCCAGGTTATCAGCAAACTTCTTGAACTCTGAGGCCACAGTCGCAGAATCAGCGCCGGTAGCAACCAGTCGCTTAAGCTCGGCTATCTCAGCCTTCAGCTGTGCCCTTATAATTGCCTCAACTTGTGCCCGAGAGCTTCGGGTAACGGCCTGTGCCTCTGAGATGAACGACAAGTCATCTGCTTTGCGCTTCTCCTCAAGAGACACAGGCTCGGGCAATGCTTCCAACGTCACAGGCACTCCGACAGCCTCCTTCACAGCCTTAACAACAGACTCATATCCTACCGGCTCAGCGGTAACCGCCTTTGCCAAAGAAAGGTAATTCATCGGGAACATGAGGGTGTCACCCTCTTTGACCGGGTTGAGATCCTCAAGGGCTCTCACCTCATTGACGGTCATCCAGCCGTTCTGGATGGCAGACTGATAAAATGAGGCACGTGCGGTATGGTCGCCGCGTAGGAAGCCTGCCATGGAGAACTTGATGTACTGACCATTCTTGCAGATCTTCTCATCCAGGGCACTTTCCCAGAACACCGCCCTTGGTTGTAAGCTAAACTGGATAAGGTTAAGATTCTGTTGCTCCGAGTTCGCAAAGGTAGCCTTGGTAAGATCACCTGCAAAAAAAGGAGGAACACCAAAACGCCGGCACACTTCCTGAAGGGTCCAACTCTGCGCCTCGTTCATCTTGGCTGAGTCATTCTCGGTGAGCCGGATAGGCTCGTACTTCATCGACTCCTCAATGATTGCCGTTTTGTAGGCATTACCCTCACCGGCAAACTCGTTGTTGAACATCGCCTTGAGTTGGTCTTTTACTTTTATGTCGGTATTGCGAGGAACAGAAATGATTCCACCGAGAGTGGTCCCACGCTTGTAGTATCCAATCTGCAGTGCCTTGCTTGACTCGGCAACGGAGAGATCCTTCTGTGCGTAGTCAAGCGGACTAAGAATGGACGTGTATCCGACTTTCAGGCCGGTTATCTCGAGCACGTCATCTGCCTTGAACTTCTCTGAAGTAGGCCCGTACTCATATACCAACACCCCGTCCTTCCAGGTCTGCCTCATGAGCGTAGGAGCCACCGGATACATGGCAATCACGTTTCCCGTTCTCCCCCGCTCAAGGATGGCATACGCCACCCCGTACAGCTCATAATTGAAGGCCATGATACTGCGCCACTTCTGCCCGTTCAGATACGGACAAGGGTTTTTGAGCAGGCGAGCAGACTCACTAGTTTGGTCAATCTTGCGGCTTCGTCCGTCAACCGTGTATAAGTGGATGGGTAGCGTTGCAAAGGTCCGCATCAGGTTGGTAAGACAAATCCAGAAAGCGCTGTTTTCAAGTGCCTTCTGTTTTCCGTTGAGCGACAGGCCGCTCAATGAACTCCCTATGAATCTAGCCAGGGCTCCTGACTCTATTTGCTTGCGTCTAAAAAATCCCACACCCACCTCCTAGAAGAAGGCCACGGCACTGGCAAGGTCGTCGAGGGACAACCCCGGAGGCACGTTAGTCATCGCGGTATCGTGTGCCATAATCGAGGAAATAACCCCGTCTATGCGCGCAGCACTTCTGTCGACCTTCGGCTTGATCAGCTTGACCAGCCCGTCCGAGTTAGCCCACGATTCAGCACAGCTCATCATCCACTTCATGACAGGATTGCCACCCGATTGGATATTGCCGAGCATATATTGGCGCTCGAACTGCTGGGTGCTTGGGCTCATAGCCATGCGTCCCTGTGAAAATTCAAAGGTGATTTCAGAGAACCAAGGAGGCGCGACACGCGCCAGATCGACGAGGCGGTACTTGTCACCGGCTATCAGAGTCAACTCGTACTGCTCTCTGAACTCGCTGAGCCATACAGCAATCAACTCATAGTCAACCACAGGCCCAGGAGTGGCTATTACATATCCGTCTGCAATCCACTGCTCCAGAGGAACGGCACACTGGCGCTGGATCTTGACCACGCTTTCCTCCGGTATCCAGAACATGTAAAGTTGTTTATGCTGCTGGGTCCCATCGATAGGAGGGAAGTCGGCAGTGAAGGCGGTGAAGTCAGAAACGCTGGATAGGTCGATTCCACCGTAGCACCGTGAGCCAGGAATGGGCTTCTCAAACGGAACACAGCAGAAGTCGTTCCACTTGTCCATATTTGCCCATTTTGTTTTTGAGTGAACCCACATGTTTAGGTTCTTTGTCTTGAAGGTTGCCAGCTCGGTAGCCGAATCCTTGGAGTCGTCATATCGTGCCTTCAGCATATCAGCATCAACCGAAACCCCATAATTCGGGTTGGCTTTAATCCATGTGCTTTTGGCTCCAGGTAAGTTGCCTTTGTCTGGCTCATAGATACTCACCCAGTAGCGGTCATTTACCAGGGCACCTCGCACGATTTTGGAGCACTTCTCGTACTCCTGATGGCATGGGCCATACAGGTTGGTTCCTGCAGTGGTAATGATCATATTCAGCGATTCTGGGTCGGATACATTGCCGGTAAGGAATGAGTCGAGCATCTTGCTATCAATGGCCTCATGGAACTCATCGAGGATGCTGACATGAATCAGCTTGCCGTCTTTTGGAGCCGCAGTGATTGCCTTCAACTGGCACTCACCCCACCGGATGATTTTATAGGTTTTTGAGTTATATGACTCATACTCCTTGTGCCTGGCAAGCTTAAGCCCTTCGTCAGCTCTCGAGAAACAGTCGTCAGCCTGTTCTAGGCTATTTGCTGCAATCACACCGACGGCCGATGGGTAGTCATCGCCGAATGTCATGTATGCAGCCACTGCAGCAGCCATTGTTGATTTTCCGTTTTTGCGAGGTATCTGCCAGTAAGCCCTGATGTACTTGCGCCGACCTGTCTCGCGGTCAACAAATCCGAACAGGTCCATGACATCGAACACTTCCCAAGGCTCCGGCCTGAACGCCTTACCGCGCTTCTCGCCCAATGGGAACTTGTAGTTGGCAGCCATCCACAGCAAAGGTTTGAGGGCCTTTTGCATGTCGAAGATCCACCGGCTGTTTTTGTCGGCAACCCCTTCCAGGTGTCTGCGTACCTTCGCCGTCTCCGCCTCACTGGCAAGCCTTACTCCACTCTGCACCGAGTCGCAGTACTGCTGGTACTGCTGGCTGAAGAGGTCGCTGAGCTTGCCATGAATGGCCGGAGTTAGGGTACGTCCAATCACAGGTCGAAGTCCTCCGCAATATCCTTATCCACATTCCCTTTCCTCTGAGGTTGCGGAGTGTACTTCATCATTTTTCTATCTTTCGGAGTCGCGCCGTACTTGCTCATGATCCGAAGGTACGAAGTGATGGCAGCCTGCCTGTCCTTGTCGGTGACGGCAGTCCGATACTGTTCGTACTGAGTGCAAGCCATCTCAATGACCGGGCGGTCAAGTTCTGTGGCCAACTTCATGGCGACCAGCGAGCCGAACGTATCAGACCAATGCTGTTTTGCAATTTCGCCCAGATATTCTGGAGCCGGAGGAGTTTTAATCAGTACTTGCTCTTTTTTTCTAGCCACGAGTCGCCTCGGAATTTTTTCCGTATATATCACGAAAGCCGGACCGCGCTGGGGTTATGGATTGGGGAAAAGTTTTGGACCCCTCCCCCGGGGTGGCGGCGGCCAGCTTCGCCTTGTCTGCAAAGTACTTGGCAACCTGTTCGCGGTCAGAGAGTTCCTTCCTCCGGTTGCAGGAATAACAGAGGGCTTGGTAGAGGGAGGGGTTCAGGTCGAACCTGCCGTACATGTCCATCATAATCTCAGCAGGGACGCTCTTGTGATCCACACACTCGGCGCTCTTGCCGCACAAGGCGCAAGTGGGATTTGCTTTAAGAAAGTCGCTGGCGAACTTGTGCCAGCTGTGGTCATAGCCGCGCTGAGTGGCGGTTGGTCGGTTGGATGGGGTCGGGTCGGTTGAGTGGACAGGCGAATGCATGTAGGCTGCAGAACGCTTGGCCTGGCACTCATCACAAAATCCACCGAGGTTGGTGTGGAGATTCGGGCAACGGAATGTCTTGCATTTTTTCTTGAATAATCCCATTTGTGGGTATTATAGCATAAAAACCCAGCAAATGCTAGGTTTAAAGATAAGAGAACAATGCAATTGCTAGGTTAATTGGGTAAAAAAGAACGAGGCAACATAACAGCCAACCCCCGCCGCTCAAGCTCCGCCTTGATATCATCCACGCCATAGGCCAGCATGTAAGGCACCGAGTGCCGGTTGCACCTCCGTTCAAACGACTGCTGCTTTGGGCTCTGCACTCCAACACCTGGACGCTTGACTTCAACGTACCCAAGTTGGACGGGGTAGGTAGGCAGGCCGCTTGCAGGGTCCTCCGGGTACTCGTACCAGTCAGCAACCAACGGCCACCAGACTATCAGGTCACCGGCTCCTGCCCATAGTCCCATGCTGATCAACTGCATCGTCTTGACTGCATTGGTCCCCGCCGCCTCATTCGGAACCGAGTGACGGAAGATGCGCAGGCTTTGAAGATACTGGACGATTTGTGCTTGGATGATTTCCTCAAGAGGAATCCGATCAGCCTGTTTAGGTTGCCTTGTACTTGTACCACGTCTCATTTTCATTAATCTCTTTCTCCCCTTCTTTCGTGTGTCAATCCACCCCGCAGCTCAGTTGGTACAATCCCCTATATACTCTTACGAGTATATATAGGGGGTGGTTGTACCAGATTCTGACTGCCTTGCCAAAGTTGGTACAAGTAGTTGTACCAGAGTTGTACCAGTTGTACCAAACTCATTTTTTCACCCCGTTCTGGAGCATCTTCAGCCTTGCTACCATCGGACCAAGTAGCACAATATAACCACCGTCAACAGCCTTGATTGTGCCTGAATTCACCAGCCTGTAGACCATCCTTGACGGGTCCATCTTGAGCGCCTGACGTGCGGCATTGTCAGTCATTCCGTGGTCTATGAGATACTGCCGCCATGCCTGAGAAGACAGATAACAATCCCCTTCGGCGTTGATGATTCCACCCGCCTGCCATGCGTCCATGAGGCATTGTTCATCCTTGCCTGCATCATCCAATGCCGGCGGTTCTCCTTCCACCACGACGGCACTGGTAACCTGGTCCCCGTCCTCATCGTACCATCCGTCAAGGGTGACGCCTGATAGGCGTAGATAGACCGGCTCAGCAATCTCGGCATCCTTCATCTTGGTCTGTTTGAGGGTGATACCGCTTTGACCCTTCTCCACCTGTATCTCGGCGTCGAGTGCCCCCCGCCAAGCCGATGATCCGCGCGCCCTGCCCTGCGCCTCCTGTGCCACTCCGGTGTGATGAATGATGAGCATGGTACAGCCGAATTCCTCTTGCAAGGCGGCGCATGAGTCGAGAAAAACCTTGGTGTCCTGGGCAGAGTTCTCATCACCGGAGAGGAAGCGGTTGAGGGTGTCGATGGCTATAACTACGGGTGCTATGGAGGCCTCTCGTATGCTCTGGATGATGAGACGAAGTCCTTCCGGTTTGTCGATGTCGGCCGCACTGCGTGATACAAAGAACCGGTCTAGATTGTGGATATGGTTGGCCTGCGACCATGCCGCCATGCGGGCCCTGAGCCCGTGGTGGCCTTCTCCGCAAAGGTACACAACATCGCCTCCGCGGACCCGCTGGCCCATCCAGTCATCAGTGCCGGTGGCTATGTGCAAGAGCCAGTCGAGAGCCACAAAGGTCTTGCCGCATCCACTGGGACCAAAGAGCATGACCGTCGCCTTGGCCTGAAGCCAGTGCTTGACCAGCCAGGAGAGCGGAGCAGGACGCTGGATGAGATCGGAGCCTGCTTCGAGCCAAGCGTTGCGGGTAGGTTGGATAAGGGCGAGTAGGTCTTGCCCAGAGAGGGCATAATCGTTTGCATCGGTACCTTCTTCAGGCGGGTAAACGACCGTTGCATCGTGCTTTTCGGCGGCTTCCTTAGCTTTGACGACACCTGTATTCTCCCCTGTCTTCGGGTGCGGCTTGTCATTGTCTGCCACTATCGTGATGTGAGCTTGAGGCAGGATGGCTCGCATGGTTGCAAGGCATGGCTCTAGGTTGCCAGCCGAGAAGGCAATGACGGTGCATGTGCCGGTGGCCTCGTAGATTGATGCTGCAGTGGCGAATCCCTCAGCGACAAAAATACGGTCTGACGGGTCACCCAAGAGGCCAAAGCACCCCCTGATGTCAGCGTCCTTGTGGTACCGCTTTTTACCATCAGCATCTATGTACTGGAGATTTACCAGCTCAGCAGTGTTGGAGTAGATGGGGATGATCAGCCTGCCGTCTCCGGTCACATGGGTGTCATGGGGCTGTATCTGCTTTCGCTCAAGGTATGGGTGGCTTGGCTGTGCCGGCTGTGTGTTCTCCCAGATATAATCCACGCTCTCTTTGGCTCGTTCTGCCCGTGCTCTTTTTTCGGCCTCACGGAGCTTCTTAGCCTCATCCAGACGGAGCTTGATTGAGGCGTTCTCAGCAAAAGTGAGTTGACGCCCGATATCTGCACGGAAGTTCTGCGTGATGCCTGCCCTCCAATCACCAAAGCTGCCGGAAGGCACCCCGTCACCGTAGGCCACATACCAGCCGGCATCGTCGTCCTTCCTGTCGCTGGTTGGGAATCGGTGTAGTGCGCCGTCGAAAACGATTGTTGCAGGGGGGGTGATTGATGCGTCCTGCATGGCACGGAGGAATTGTTCTTCCGGTGTAGGCGGCTCCGGTTGGCTGATCCAGAGAAATGACAGGTCTTTACCCATGTTATTTTGTATCCTTTGCGTCAGGGGATTTTGGTTCGTACGACTCGCAACAGTCTGGAAGCGGTAGTATATCCGACGGTATTACTGTACCGTACTCGGAACAGTAATTGTGTTGATAATAGGTGCAGGTGGGGCAGATGGGGGTGGATTCGCTCATTCCATCCTCCCTTGGTTGGACTTAGCGCCGTATCGTTGCACATATGGACGGTCATCAATACGAGTAAACAGATTGCCAAGCTCAGCTACGGGTAATGTGGAGTCCATGCTGGTTATTACCGCCTTTACCTTTGATGCCTTAAGTCCTAGGATCTGTGCAATCTGCGGAGCTGTTGCATGCTCCGGGTAGACAGGGATTTTATTATAGATGGCTTCTGTGATGGTCATGATTCCTCCTAGAACAGGCTGAGCTGCTCTTCTTCTTCAAATAAGTTTTTGAAGTGGGTGACGATGGCACGTTGTTCGGCCTCGTCTGGGAAGTAGCGTGGCAGATAATTCAGCAGACGCTTGATCGCCTGCTCTTTGGCTTGCTCTTTTGTCTCCTGATCGCACCAGTTTCCAACCAATCCTCCACACAGGCCGCCGTTGTGATAGGTGATATTACAAACTGTACCACCCCACTTTCCGTTCTTGCTCTGTCCTACCTCAAGCACTACCTTGTCGTATTTCTTTCCCTTCCACTTGTAGTACTGCACGGTATCCACTATCATCTCATGGCTATTAATCATTACAATTCCTCCTAGAATAGCTCTAGTTGCTGGCCACCAAACCCTGCTGAAGCACACTTGACGAAATATCGGTCATCGGTATACGGCGCAACGGCCACGAGAGTATCCTCGCTGATGTAGTTGATGTAGCACGGTTTCCTGCCTCCTGGTCTAAGGCATGTAATATGCACATGCTTCGGCAGCGGGTTGTCGCTCCCGTTGATTCTGTCTACGTAATGGGTGCAGGTGCAATCTCGAATGATTTTTATGATAATGAATGTTCCCATTGGGCCGTATTTTGTAGAGAACTCCTGGATAGTATCGCCTACGTTGAGCATGATTCCGCCCTCTTGAATCGGTAGCCCTTTATGGCCGAGCCGTCTTGCAGCTTGCGATAGATGGACGAGTAGTGGACGTGGGTCAGTCTCATGGCCTCCCCGGCATTCTCACAGATCGCTATCACCTTGTGGTCCTTGATAACCTGTATTCGGATTCCCTTGCGTGGTGCTGGGCGGTGCATGTTATTTGGCATGGTTGGCCACCTTGAATTCAATACCCACACCCACGGATTGGATTCCCACGGATAGCCTCGCTTGGCGTTGAGGGAGTCCCATAGGTCTGCATACTCATCGACCACATTGTTGCTCAATTCAGTACATTGGTTTGGGACTCTTTCGTATTTTGGGAAAATTCCCTCAGCGATAGCATCCTCTTCGCTGATATCATTCACCCGCTCCACACGAATGTCGGTGATTTCTAGGAGGATGCGGGATGCTTTTCTCGGCATAAATAACGGAGATTTCCAGTTGTCGATATTTTCAACACACCACGCGTTGCAAGCAGCTTTATAGATTATAGGTGGGACCTCATTAATAGTAACCGATTCAGCTATCTTGAACGTCTCTTTCACCCACAGACGGTCGCCGACTTGACCGTAGGGACACTTGAACGCATTCTCGGGAAATCGCTGTGTCCCGAAAACCTCAGAGAATGGATAACCCATATCCGGCTGGTCTAGGAATAGGAACACTCTTTCACCTTCGGCGTCTAACAATCTATTATTAGAATCATTGCCACAGACATGTTTGAACATGCTAGGTGGCTGAACCTTTACCACCCGCCTAGTCATGCTCTTCCTGCCATCCAGAATGGCCAGAACCGATTCACCGCTGAAAATAATTGGTCGCTCTTTCATTTCTCCACCTCCCATCCATCGGGTAGGGT